GATGGTGAAAAGCTAAAGCTATTAGCTCATGATGAAAGTGGTAAATGGGAAAGACCTGATAATATATTAAACAACTGGAGAGTTACAAAAACTACATTACGTCTTGGTTCTAGAATCGTAGGTAAGTGTATGATGGGCTCAACATCAAATGCTTTAGATAAAGGTGGAGACAATTTCAAAAAATTATACTACAATTCTGACGTTACTAAAAGAAATAGAAACGGACAAACATCTTCTGGACTGTATAGCTTGTTCATACCTATGGAGTGGAACTACGAAGGATTCATCGATACTTATGGACTACCTGTCTTCATTGGAGGTAAAAATCCAGTCAAAGGAGTTGATGGTTTTGAAATTACAACGGGAGTTATCGAGCACTGGGAAAACGAAGTTGATGGATTAAAAAGTGATCAGGACAGTTTAAATGAATATTATAGACAATTTCCAAGATCTGAAGCCCATGCTTTTAGAGATGAAGCTAAAGATAGTTTATTTAACCTTGTGAAAATATATGAGCAAATAGACTATAATCAAGAAATGAATTTAAATAAGGTTGTTAGTTGCGGTAATTTTCAATGGGTTAATGGAATAAAAGATACTCAAGTTGAGTTTAATCCAAACAACAAAGGTAGATTTAATATAACTTGGATACCTAATAAAAATCTACAAAACAACGTAATATTAAAAAATGGAAATAAATACCCAGGTAACGAGCATATTGGAGCTTTCGGCTGTGATTCTTACGATATTAGCGGTACTGTTGATGGTCGCGGCTCTAAAGGAGCATTACATGGATTAACAAAGTTTTCAATGGAAGACTCGCCGCCTAATCACTTTTTTTTAGAATACATATCAAGGCCTCAAACAGCTGAAATATTTTTTGAAGACGTGTTAATGGCTTGTATATTTTATGGTATGCCAATACTAGCGGAAAACAACAAACCTAGATTATTATATTATTTTAAAAGAAGAGGTTATAGAGGTTTTTCAATAAACAGGCCAGACAAAGTATGGAACAAATTGTCAACTACAGAAAAAGAAATAGGTGGAATACCTAACTCAAGTGAAGATATTAAACAAGCTCATGCTGCCGCAATAGAAGCTTATATTGAAGATAAAGTCGGTAGATTAGAAACAGGATTTGGAGATGTATATTTTCAAAAAACATTAGAAGACTGGGCTATATTTAATATAAACAACAGAACTAAACATGATGCTTCTATAAGTTCTGGTTTAGCTATAATGGCTTGTAATAAAAATAAGTACAGACCTGTACCATTTAAAAGAAGTAATGATATGAAATTAAATTTTAAAACTTACGATAACTCTGGTACATTATCAAAAATAAATAAATAAATGCAGATTTACACTAATAGTAATAGTACTTTTCCGGATCAAGTAGTTCCAGCCGCAGAGAAAGCTACTCAAGAATATGGGTTAGCAGTAGGTAGAGCTATAGAAGGTGAATGGTTTAGAAATTTTAGAGGAACTGGATACAAGTTTCAAACTAATTATACTTGGTTTCACACTTTGAAACTATATGCTAGAGGTGAGCAACCTGTGCAGAAATATAAAGATGAACTAGCTATTAACGGAGATTTATCTTATTTAAACTTAGACTGGAAGCCTGTTCCTATTATATCTAAGTTTGTTGACATAGTTGTTAATGGTATGTCACAAAGAAATTACGAAGTAAAAACAATGGCTCAAGATCCTGAGTCGCTTCAAAAAAGAACTAATTACGCTCAACGAATAATACAAGACATAGAACAAAAAGAATATATAGCAGCTGTACAAGAAACGTTTGGTGTAAATATATCTTTAAGTCAAACAGGTGATAACACTCCAGAAACGCTTGACGAACTTCCCGCTCATATGCAGCTAAACTATAAACAGTCTATAGAAACAGCTCAAGAAGAATTAATAGATTACGTTTTAGATAAAAATAAATATGATTTAATTAGAAAAAGATTAAACTATGACTTAACAGTGTTAGGTATATCTTGTGTAAAAACATGTTTTGATTTATCTGAAGGAATTACAGTTGATTATGTAGATCCAGCTTCTTTAGTTTATTCTTACACAGACGATCCTAATTTTCAAGATTTATGGTATGTTGGAGAAGTTAGAAATTTAACAATACCAGAAGTTAAGAAAAAGTTTCCAAATTTAACACCTGAAGAAGTTTCTACATTAGAAAAATATCAAGGCCATCAAGAATATCTTAGAGACTGGAATGGTAGATATGATGATAATACAGTACAAGTGTTATTTTTTGAATATAAAACTTTTACAGATCAAGTATTTAAAATTAAAGAAGGCCCTAACGGACTAGAAAAAGCTTTAGAGAAACAAGACACTTTTTTAGCCCCTGAAGATTCTAAAGGATTTTCTAGAGTATCTAGAACAATAGAAGTACTATATAGTGGCGCTAAAGTACTTGGGCACCCAATGATGATGCAATGGGGTATGGCTGAAAATATGACAAGACCTCAGTCAGATTCTACAAAAGTGAATATGAGCTACAATATAGTTGCTCCAAGAATGTACAAAGGTAGAATAGAATCACTAGTGTCACGTATAACAGGTTTCGCTGATATGATTCAAATAACACATTTAAAATTACAACAGGTAATGTCTAGGATGGTTCCTGACGGTGTTTATTTAGACATGGATGGTTTAGCAGAGGTTGATCTTGGTAATGGTACTAATTATAATCCAGCTGAAGCTTTAAATATGTATTTCCAAACAGGTTCTATTGTGGGTAGATCAATGACTCAAGATGGTATGGGTAATCCAGGTAAAGTGCCTATACAAGAATTACAGTCAAGTTCAGGTGGTGCTAAAATACAAAGCTTAATACAGACTTATCAATACTACTTGCAACTCATAAGAGATGTAACCGGACTTAATGAAGCAAGAGATGGATCTATGCCTAATGCTGATTCATTAGTAGGCTTACAAAAGCTAGCTGCTGCTAATTCAAATGTAGCTACAAGACATATAATGCAAGGTGGATTATACTTAACGTTGAAAACTTGTGAAAATATATCTTTAAGAGTTAACGACGCTTTGCAATTTCCTATAACTAAAATGGCTTTAGAACAAAGTATTAGCATGTATAATGTAGCTACATTAATGGAAACTCAAACTAGTCAATTAAGAGACTTTGGTATATTCATAGAGTTAGAACCAGATGAAGAAGACAAAGCTCAATTAGAACAAAATATTCAAGTATCTTTACAAACTCAGTCTATAGATTTAGAAGATGCTATAGATATAAGGCAAATAAACAATTTAAAGTTAGCTAACGAATTACTTAAAAAACGTAGAAAGCAAAAGCAGAAAAAAGATCAGGAAATGCAGCAAGCTAACATAGAAGCGCAAGCTCAAGCAAATGCTCAAACTACTGAAGCTGCAGCAATGGCGGAAGTTCAAAAACAACAAGCTCTAGCAGAAACATCGATACAAATAGAACAAGGTAAGTCTCAGTTTGAAATACAAAGAATGCAGATAGAAGCTCAAATTAAAAAACAATTAATGGCTGAAGAGTTTAATTATAACATGCAACTAAGTAGAGCTCAAGCTAGTAATAAAGCTGCTAAAGAAAAAGAAATTGAAGATAGAAAAGATAACAGAACTAAGCTTCAAGCAACTCAACAAAGTGAGATGATCTCACAGAGGAAAAACGACGGTACTCCAATAAACTTTGAATCATCTGGTAATGATGTTCTAGGTGGGTTTGGATTAGAAGAATTTGGACCTCAATAATTTTATATTAACTATTATATTATATTATGTCAAAAGAAAAATCAGAAATAAAGGAGGCTCCTGACGGAACTCTTGAACAAGGGGAATTTAAAATAAAAAAGAAACCTAAAAAATTAACAGAAAAAGAAGAAACAACTAAAGTTGATTTAACAAAAAAAGAGGAAGATGCCAATACAGAGCCAAGCACAGTGGACGTATCTACAGAAGAACCTACCGAAAGTATTCAAGAAGTTGAAGTACCCGAACCAGAGGTTCAGCAAACTGAAGAAAAGAGCGAAGAAAAAGTAGAAGATGTTACTGTAATAAACGAAGTAACAGAAGAAGAAACTCCTAAAGAAAAACCTGTTGAAACAACATCACCTAAAATAACAGTACCTAAAAACATAGAAAAGCTTTTAAACTTCATGGAAGACACTGGTGGTACTTTAGATGATTATGTTAATTTAAATAAAGACTACTCTAAGTATGATAATGAAGAAATACTAAGAGAGTATTATAAAAAGACTAAACCTCACTTAGATCCTGAAGAGGTTGGATTCTTAATAGAAGACAACTTTGCTTGGGACGAAGATGAGGATTCAGAGCGAGACGTAAGAAAGAAAAAACTTGCTTTGAAAGAAGAAATTGCTGAAGCCTATAATTTTTTAGAAAGTTCTAAGAGTAAGTATTACGACGAGATCAAGTTGAGACCGGGCGCTACTCAAGAACAACAAAAAGCTATGGATTTCTTCAATAGATATAACAACGAACAAACAGCACAAAAAGAAAGATACAGTAGGTTTACTAAAGGTACTGAAGATTTTTTCAAAAAAGATAATTTCAAAGGTTTTGATTTTAACGTTGGAGAAAAAAAGTTCAAGTATAATCTTAGTAATTCTGAAAGTGTGGCTCAAGATCAAGCTGATCTCGGTAATTTTGTTAAGAAGTTCTTAGATAAAAACGGAGAAATCACTGATTATAAGAAGTACCACAAAGCTCTTTACGCTGCTAATAACACTGACAAGCTTATAAATCATTTTTACGAACAAGGTAAAGCTGATGCTGTTAAGGAAATGTCTGCTAAATCTAAAAACATAACTTTAGATGAAAGACCAACTAACAACGGTAATGTTTTTGTTAATGGTATAAAAGTAAGAGCAATAAGTGGTGTTGATAGTTCTAAGTTAAAAATTAAAACAAAAAATAAAACTTAAAACAAAAAATCATGGGATTTAAAACTGGTGGGGCTTTCCCCGCGTCGATTACGCCAATGCCTCAAAAGGTTGCGCAACCGACAAATTATATAAACTTCCAAAATGACAGTGTTTCAGGTGGTAAAGCTGAATTTACTCAGTGGCTACAACAGTACCTACCTGAATTATACGAATCGGAAGTAGAAAGATACGGAAACAGAACTTTATCTGGTTTCTTGAGAATGGTAGGAGCTGAAATGCCAATGACTTCTGATCAAGTTATTTGGGTTGAGCAAAATAGATTACACATCGCTTATGATGAGGTAACTAATGATCAATCAGATAAGTTAACTATCAAGCCTGGAGAAAACAACGCTGTAAGAGCTAATCAAACTATTGTTGTTTCTGATGGATTTAATACATTAAAATGTTTAGTTAAGTCTTCATCTGGTCAAGACATTATTGCTTTACCATATACTGCAGGTGATCTATCTGGATTAGGTGCAGACGTTAAGTTATTTGTTTATGGTTCTGAGTTTGCTAAAGGTACTAACGGAATGGTTGGTTCAATTAGTCCAGTTCCTCAAACTTACCAAAATTCACCAATTATCATGAAAGATAAATTTGAAGTATCAGGTTCTGATGCTGCTCAAATTGGTTGGATTGAAATAGCTACTGAAGATGGTTCTAATGGTTACTTATGGTACTTAAAAGCTGAGTCTGAAACTAGACTAAGATTTGAAGATTATCTTGAAATGATGTCTGTTGAAGGTGAGCTTGCTGCTGCTAGCTCTGCTGCTCTTGACGATATGGGTGCTACTGGAGGTTTTACAGCTGCTGTTAAGCCAAAAGGTACTCAAGGTTTATTTGCTGCTATAGAAGCTAGAGGTAATGTATGGAACAACTTTGCTGGTGCTGCTGCTCCTGGAGCTGGTGCATTAGGTGATTTTGATGCTATCCTTAAGCAGTTAGACAAGCAAGGAGCTATTGAAGAAAACATGTTATTCTTAAACAGAGCTACTGCTCTTGATTTTGATGATATGATTGCTGCTCAAGCTGGTGGAGGTTATGCTTCTACTCAAGCTGCTTCTTACGGTTTATTTGATAATGAAGCTGAAATGGCACTTAACTTTGGATTTGCAGGATTTAGACAGGATTTAGAAGAGGTTCTTATGACTTTTACAAAACTGACTGGAAATACTTAAACGATGCTACTACTAGAGGTTTAACATCTGATATTGATGGTGTTATGGTTCCTGCTGGTACTACAACTGTTTATGATCAAATGTTAGGGTCTAACATCAGAAGACCTTTCTTACACGTAAGATATAGAGCGTCTGAAGCTGATGATCGTAGAATGAAGTCTTGGATCACTGGTTCTGTCGGTGGTGCTTACACTTCTGATCTTGATGCTATGGAAGTACATTTCTTAACTGAAAGATGTTTAGTAACACAAGCTGCTAACAATTTTGTATTGTTTAAGTCAACTGTATAATTATTAACATTTAAAGATTAGAAATTATGAGATACATTCAATTAAACAAAGCTAGTGGAGCGTTTGACGCTTTATGTGCTGAGAATATAAAATCAATTAAGCTTGATGTTGCAGCTGACACTTTAGGAAAAATAAACGTTTTATACGTTGGAGATTCTAGTGCTTGTGTTATCGTACCTGCTGGTTGGGACAAAGATGATAATGCTACACATTTTGTACAAGCAGATGTTCAAGCTATAATCAAAGCCATTATTAATGACTTTGATTTTAAGCCTCAAAGACAAATATTAGACTTATCTCTAGCCGTTGCTAGCGTAGGCTAATACATTACAATAATAAGATCCCGCTTCGGCGGGGTCTTTATTAATTATTATATTATATTATATTATGGAAACAAAAGAAAAGAAAAAGCCTGTGGCTAAAGCCGAGGCAACTCCAGAAGTAAAAAAAGATACTTGGGAGTATAAAGATAGAAATTATTATTTAACCTTTGATAAGGAACCTTTAACTTATAAATTAGCATCTAGACACACTTCTAGACATCCGCTAATGTGGTATGATCCAGAAAAAGGTTACAATAGAGAAATTAGATATGCTACTAACCAAAAGTCTATTTTTGTTGATGAACAGAATGGACCTGTAACTTTAGAGCATATAATGTTTGAAAATGGTACCTTAAGTGTACCTAAAGAAAAATCACAACTTCAAAAACTGCTTTCATTATATCACCCTAGTAAAGGAAAACACTATGATGAGTTTGACGCTGTTGAAGAAGCTAAAGATGATTTACAAGATTTAGAAAATTCATTAGCAGCTATGAACTTAGCTTATGAAATAGATATTGACAAAGCTGAGGCGATATTAAGAGTTGAAGAAGGCTCTAGCGTGTCTAAGATGAGTTCTAAGGAACTTAAAAGAGATTTATTGTTATTTGCTCAAAACAAACCTAGACTGTTCTTAGAACTTGCTAATGATGAAAACGTAGAGCTTAGAAACTTTGCTATAAAAGCTACAGAAGCTGGAATCATTAAGCTTTCTCAAGATCAAAGATCTTTTTCTTGGGCTTCTAATGATAAAAAGCTTATGAATGTTCCTTTTGAAGAAAACCCATATTCAGCTATGGCTGTTTGGTTTAAAACTGATGAAGGTATAGAAGTTTATAGATCTATACAGAAAAAATATAAATAACAAGTGATTATAATAAAGGCGGCTATGCGGCCGCCTTTTTTATTTAAATAAATACTAAAAATGGTAGATGTAAATGTAGTGTACAGAACTGTCTTGTATATATTAAACAAAGAACAAAGAGGATTTTTAACCCCAGCTGAGTTTAACAAAGTAGCTGAGCAGGTTCAACTTGAAATATTTGAACAGTATTTTGAAGATTTAAACCAACTGTTAAGAGTGCCTCAAACAGATAATGAGTATGCTAATAGACAGAAACAACTAGAACAGAAGATTAGTATTTTTGAAACAAATGGCAACTCAACTTATGTAGCTGTACCTGATCCATCTGATCCACCTCCTAACGCTAGAACTTATACTCTACCAACTGACTTACATAGATTAGGGACAATATCTTATAAAGATAAAGCATTGCAAGAAATGCAAAGAAATGAATACTTGTTAGCTTATAGATCACCGCTAACAAGAGCTACAGAACAATATCCTGCTTTTTATGCTTATGGCACTAACAGCCCGGTTGGAGCTTTTACACAAGCAGCTCCAACACGTATAAAAGTTTTTCCAGATACTATAACAGCAAATTTACCAACTTACTATGTTAGAAAACCTAAGTCTCCTATCTGGGCATATACTATAAATGCTAGTACTGGTGGTTATGTATATCAAGGTGCTGCTGATTCAAACGCTACTCCAACTACTGGTTCAGTGCAATTTGAATTAGATCCATCAGAACAGGTTAATATAATATTAAACATATTAATGTATTCTGGAATAATAATAAGAGATCCTAGTGTTGTTCAAGCAGCATCAGCTCTTGCACAACAAGATGAACAAAATGAAAAATCATAATAAATGGGCTTAATAACTGAAACTAACGCAAAATACTACACAGGTTCAACATATTATGTTCCAACCTCTGGGTCTGGTGGCACTGCATATGTAGCTTATAAAGGCGATGTAGAATTATACGACGATGGAGGAGGTAATCCTGTTGGTCCTGCTAATTACTATGTAGCGATAAATACAGCTGCAGATCCTACTACATTTACTAGACTAGCAGTAGGAACTTACTCTATAAATTCAAATCCTAATTGGTTAGAAGGTGATCCTAACTTTGGTAGTCAAAGAATAGATTTTAACCCAGCTATTGATGGTGCTGTAAACCCTAGAATAAAAGTACAATTAAAAAACCCAGCTCTATGGGATAACTATGGTAGTTATTCTTATATAACACTAGAAGAAGTTATAACTAACTTTTTAGTAGGTTATGTTGGTGCTGGTAAAATAATAGCAAACGTAAAAAGAACTGATGTTATGTTTCATGCTAAAAGAGGATTACAAGAATTTAGTTATGATACTTTAAAATCTGTTAATTCTATAGAATTAGATATAAGTCCTTCTAATACAGCTGTGATACCTCAAGATTACGTAAATTACGTAGGCGTTTACAGAGTGGATGGTTTAGGTATAAAACACCCAATACATCCAGCACAAAACTTAACAAGTAATCCATTAGAAGTCCCAATACAAGATTCTGAAGGATTACCAACTCACGGAGAAGAAGGTCAAATGATACAAGCTAACGAGTCTGAAACATGGAAAAGATGGCAAGAAGCAAATGATAATAACATTGTTGGTTTAAATCCAAATGAAGCTGGTTTTAATACTAACGCAAACGTGTACAATCAGGACTGGTGGAATTATGCTTATGGCCAAAGATATGGTTTAAATCCAGTAACAACACAAAATAATGGTTGGTTTACTATATCTGAAAGAGAAGGTAAATTTATGTTTAGTAGCAATTTAAAAGGTCAAATGATAATACTAGACTACGTATCTGATGGCTTAGCTTACGACGGTACTAGTAGAATACCTAAGATGATTGAAGAAGCTATGTACATGCATATAGCATATTCTATATTATCTAC